ATACTTGCAGTTGCCGTAGAACAAGATGAACCTGAGCCATCACTGTCACAATTAAAATCAATGTTGTTGCTGTTACCAGTTGTTGAAAATGTGCCTGTAAATGTTGCACCGTTGACATCAAATGTCAATATGTTTGTATTACCAATCTGGTCAATGTCAATAGTAGATGTTGCACCAACCACCGATGATGATGTGGTACTGTTACCCACCTTGTTGTCTTGACCATCTTGAGTAATATCAAGATCAAGTGTTGCGCCAGATTGTGTTACATAAATATCATTTGCATGAGCAAACGACACCATCAATAGCATAATTATTCCTAAGAATAACCTTTTCATTCCTCCTCCTTCTTCTTATATTTCCAGAGCCCTTTCGCTTCGCCTTTCTCTACCATTTGTAAAACACTATATTCTATTGCTGTTCTGATAGCGTAGTTAGTGGGTTCGTTTCTAGCCACGCCAAGTTCTACCTCTAACGCCTTTGTTCCTAAGTCTAGAAACTTAAAGGCATCGCCGCCTATCTTCTGACTGGCGATTGTTTTTGTTGAGGATACTGATAGTAATATCTCTCCTGTCTGAACAGCTACTAAACGCAAAGATACTGTGACTTGATCCGTTCTGTACTTTCTATAAGCACCTATGCCAAAGTATCTTGCACCTTCTCCACCACTTACCACATTTGAATCATAACTTACGATTCCACCTTCTACTAGAAGGCCTGCAAAAAGTAATGGTTTTAATGAATTCACCGCATCACCATCGTATGCTTCTCTTGTTGACCTTATCAATTGTCTTTCTTTTATTAAACTGTCTAAGCCCTGTCTCTCCACTACCGTAAACCAATCACCATTACCGACAGACTTTAGAGCATCTATTAGATATGTTTCTGGTGCCTGTGATACAGCAGTCGATAACTGTGAAAACCTTGTCGATGGTTTTCTCTGTCCTGATCTGTCTGGAAAACTATACACCGCAATTGTTATCACTGGTTGGTTTAGTTGTGGTACAGCTCTTAGCAACTCAGTAGTGGGTGTTCCTTCTGCATAGGGCAATGACCCATGTAGAATAAACTTTTTACTGCTTGCACATCCACCCAGCACAAGTGCAATTCCAAAAACTAATAATATCTTTTTCAAAATCCAAAATCTCCTACTGGTACAGTCATCGAAGTTGTTGTACCATCACTATCTGTTATTACCAGAGTAATTGTTCCTAAGTCTGGGTCTTTAGTCCAAACTAAAATAGAACCTTCAATGTCTGCTGTACCTGTTAATGGCACATCACATTCAGAACCTTCACAATCTTCATCTGGTGTGGCAAACATATTGTCCACCAACTGTTTGGACAAGTTGGCATAGATACGGCTCTCTACGTTCTTGATAAACTTATTGATGGTTGTATTATTTTCTTCACGTTCATCTTGTCTTTCTTGTGCCTCTGCTTGTTCTCGAATATCTTCTTTTCTATTGTGCTGTAACTGTTCAATAGAAAGCATATGGGTACTCCAACCCACACCACTAAACGATGGACTATGAAACTCATGTACCAACTCTGACGCAAGAGATTTAGTCATAGCAAAAAACATTAGACCAATAAAGATAGCCATGATGCCTGCACCAAAGGTAAAGGACATTACCATTTCTTTAAAGGAATAGTTTCCCCAATCGACCTGTCGTTCTTTAGTCTTTTTCATCAGATTCATTTTTTTCCTTTAATTTTAAAGTTTCATTCATTTCAATGAAGATGTTTAGTTTTTGATCCAATCGTATTAGATCGTTATCTAACATTCTGATACGGTCTATCAATGCAATCAACACAACGGCAGTCTCACCCAACTTAGGTTTAATCTGTGTCGTTACATACTTCCATATAAAGAATATAAAGTATCCCATACCACAAGCAACAACTATAGGCAGTCCGTATTGATTTACTAGTTCTATAACATCCACTATCTCATTCTCACTATGTGTCCGTACTTTCGTTGCCGTACAGATACCTTTGAACCATTTACTGCATTTATATGCTTACAGGGTCCTGGAGCTAGTTTGTAACTATGTCTATCATTATTCATTTTCCAACGAGAACAGGAACAACTATACATACCTCTAGAGTATTCTACATCGTAATAGTTGCTGCCAGTTTCATCCATTATCATCCAATGTTGTGACACAATGTTCTCTCCTGTTCACCTTCCATTTTAATAAGCCAACCACTTTCGTTGACAACAAAAATATCTCCCGGTTTGTATAAACAACAATCTTTCTTATCCATTACTTCTGTAGGTGTAATACCTTCTACTCTAAAACTACCGTCTTGCAATTGATCTATGGAATAATCAATCCATCTCATTAGTCTTTCCTCGCGTCTTTTTGCCCGTCTGCACGAGCAATTCGGTCTAAATCTGGTCTTACACCGACCACGGTACTAATTAAGGTATCGATACGAATAACCTCGTTGTTCATAGTTTTGACCCGCAAGTCCAATGCGGATATCATACCATGTAAAGAGTTAGCCTGTCCTACGACAGACTCAAGAATATACTTTAATAAAAGTACAATAAAGAAACCACCGGCGAGCGTTCCCGCGGCAGCGAATCCTAACTCAAGAAATTGAGCAAGGGAATTTGTAGTTGGTTCCATGCATTATTCATCCGTATTTCTCCCTCTCATATCTTTGTTCAGTTCGCGAACAATGTCACTTGCTGTTCTTTTGAACAGAAAAGGTAATATAGCATGAATAAATGCAATAAAAAATAATAATAAAAAGGTAAGAGCAAATCTAGCTGCATTAAACATATGCATAAGATAGCTCTCACCGACACTTTTGGGGTGTTCTGTAAATATATTTTTCACAGAACTATTTATATTTTATAGTTGTTAAAACGTGCCCGAAAAACCAAAAAACAACTTACTATCATCATAACCTCTTGTTGTAGTATGTGATAGTTCCATATCAAAATTTAATGTTTTATTTTTGTTTTCAAAAAGACTAAATGTCTTTTTAGTTCCATAAGTTTGGTAGTTATCTGTAGCATCAAACTTTAACTCAAAATCATAGTTAGTATGTAGATAGTAGGCACTCCAGGCCGCGATTGCAATACCAACAACAGCGATTGCTATCTCTGTATCTTTGTTATCCTTTTCTTCTGGCGGCGCTTCGTATCCGCAGAACGTTACACTACGTCCATTACCTGTTCCCACTGCACCCGCCGCACAAGCAGCATCACCAAGAGCTCTAGCAGTAGCAGACCTATTTTCTTTATGATACTCTGATGCTACTACAGGTTTACCTGTAACAGCAATAGCATTGGCAACCATAGTCTTAACTTGTTCGGCTGAAACATTAAAACCAGTTTGTAAAAATACATAATCGGCGTTTACAAAATATTCTTTTTTCATACCAGGAGTTAGGTGAACACCAACAGGTTTGTTCGTTTTACTTTTTAGATGTGCAACTAAAGTTTGTACTTGTGCAGCAGACCAATACTCATCACATTCTAAACAAGTAACATACCCAGTAACCCTACTGTCAAATCTATTGACCATATTGGTAAAGTGTGCCTTCTGGGCATCCATAGATTGATTTACAATAGAAGGACTATCATCTGGTGTCAACCACAGAACAGGTTTGAGTCCCATGTTATTGAGTTCATCTAGTCTTGCTTCCCAATCTGGTTGGGGACTAATATTGCCGAGATTAAAGCCGACGCCATTGTCTCCAGCATTTCTGGTGTAGATGTATATGTGAGTATCGCCATTGGCCTTTGCGGCATTTCTCATGCCGACCTTATTGGCGTCAGGGTGCAGATAGTTAAGTGTCATCCACTTACTATCCATCATTAGAAAACTAGCACGGGATCCATGTAGTGAAAAGTTTGTATCGTAAGCTAATACACTAAAGTTTATTAGACTTCCTAGGAGCACTGCTACCATTTTCGTTGTCATCTTTAATCTCCAAATGTTCAACTTTACTAGTCACGGTACTCATAATATTTTCCATTTTGTTATCAAACCACTTGCCCATTTTAGTTTTACTAAACCACTTATAAACTGCATTTCCTATTATACTGAATAGAATAGTTCTAATCAGCATCCAAGCAAACAAATTCATCAGGACTGGACCATACTCGATTTACGAATTGCGAATCGACCAAAAGGCCGTACAGACCAGTAACATGGTTTTGCTTTCCACATTTTTACTGGGGGTTCAACTTGTCCCATACCCTCTAAGAATACACGATCAGCTGCGGCCCGCAATTCTTCTATAAACTTCTCATCGTGTGTTTTATTTTTTAGTGCAGTTCTCAATGCACCATACAATACATCATGTATGATTGCTGGTCGTGCAACATCCCAAGGCGCTACAGCAACCCAACCAAATCTAGGTATAGATGCAAGGTCGGTATCAAAACCTTTAGGTGCATATACCTTAGAATATCCTTCTGGTGATTTGGGCGTAGTAATTTTTACACCCAGTTCTTTCCAAGTTTGGTGATGTGTATTAGCTTCTTTGGATAGAAACCACATCTCCTTGTTTAGTTCCCAATGCATTTTGCCATGGAACGTACAATCTAATTTGCCAGACCAAACTTTATTCTTTGACACCCTCGTAATACTCCCGATATTGATTTAAGATAACGATATACTCTCCTATTTGAGCACGAATATCTTTTATGTTAAGAGCCAATCTCTTATAATCACCATGTCGAAGAGCAAACAATGCAACACCCTCGTTATCATCTTGTAACATTTTCCAAACATCATCAATATTGGCTTCGGTTACTATTACCCAGTTTACTTCTCGCAACTCTAATGCATCAGGGTTTGGTATACCAAGAGATAACTTATCTACTGGTACACTTTCTACTACTATTTGTTTAGTCTTTGGAGTAATACTACACCCAGTTAAAAATGCAACAGCAATAAACAATACAATCAATTTTTTCATTCTATAATCTCCTTACCTAAGTTGGGGTTAGCCAATTCAGGACACTCACCATTGCTTTGCGACTTCTTTGTTGCTGCCAATTCTTTTTCTGTATGTTTTGCACCCGTAGCAAGTTCAAAACATCTCATTTCAGCAGCAGATGCCCTATTGATAATTCTATCAACTAGACCTGGTTTGTTCTGTGCAAGAATATCAAGCTCGTGCCTACCAAGTTTGTTGGCAAGGTTCTTTGAATCTTTTTCAAGTTTCTTCTTTTGTTCTCTCAACTCGGCATTAGCATTTTGAATTGCCGCAGCCTCTTCTTGTTGATTAACAATAACATCTCTTTGTGATTCAACAGCACCTTCAAGTTTTTCCTGATTAATCTGAAGAACTTGATTCTCTGCCTGCAAATTTGTAATCCAACTATAGGCTCCAAATCCACCAACTCCCATCAATGCAACTAATATTAATACAACTTGTATCATAATATAACCTCAATTATATAACTTATTTATCTTTAACGTTTTGTACGGCCGGATGATCTGGGTCTTTCTTCTTAATACCCCTCATAACCCTTCGCAACTTTTCTCTTGCTGCTATTGCTTTTGGACTATCTAAAGGAGAATCATATCGGCGAGCAGGGCCTTGTATGTTTTTAGGAGAAGGTGCACCTCTTGCCTCTTCTACTTCTTCTTTAGACAACTTATCAACAGCCTTATTAATACCCTTCTGTCGTTTGATTGCTTTACCGGCGTGTTTGGTAACATCAGCCCGTGTCTGTTTAGGACCCTGTGAGATACCCAAATCAAGTGTGGCATTACTCTTATCAACAGATGCTTTCTTCACATAAGAACCCAATGTCTTTTTGGATAGTTCATCAATCTTCACTTCTTCTTTCTTTATCTTAGAAGCAATGGCTTGACGCCGACGATGCAGAAACTTATCTGAACCATCAACATCACCATCATTATCAATGTCTTTGTCATCGCGATCTTTATGTTTACCCTTCAACTCATCGGGGTTAACAGCATCTAGTGATCGTCTATGTTGTTTGAAAGACACACGGCCGGCCGTGCGTTCTTTATGATCTTTTTCAGATTCACCCGCTCTCCTCTCAGGCACTTCGTCATGTTTGTCACCTTTCTCATGTTTGAGTTGAGTAGATTCAGCAGCAGCTCCGGGTGCTGACTTTGGCACAATACTAACTCCACCACCAGGTTTTGTTACCATCTTATGTGTTTTGGTATTATAAGATGGTTTTATTTTTTGTTTAGATCCAACTTGTGTTGTGGTCTGTTTATTATAATGATCCGGATTATGTTTTTCACCCATTAAAGCTTCTAAAACGGCATCTTCTAAACTCATAGGTTTTGTTTTAAGATATTTTTTCATGTTCTCGTCCACATTAAGTTGTTGCTGTTGTGCAGCCTGTTCCTTTTTCTTTCTGACATCAGCATTCTTGGCATCATCATTAGTAATACCCTGACCCGGTGTCATTTCTTTTGTGTAGTTTGTATATTTGTCTGAACCGGCATCTCTTTCGCCATTCTCTGTTTCTTTTGATTCTTTCTTTAGACCTTTTAGTATTCTGTTCGTGTCATTACTAAACTGTCTACGAGTTGCTCGTAACTTGCCAGAGATTCTTTTGTCTGCTGTCTTGTAGTCTTGTTTCTTTTCAGCGTCTGCCTGTGATGCAGATGCCTTCTGGGCATAACTGGACATTGTTTTGTTACTGAGTTCGTCAATCTCTACTTCTTCAAGATGAGGATTCTTCATAGGAGGTGCCATCTTCTTCATATCTTTTCTGGCCTTCTCGTTGTTATCCTGACGTTTCTTCATGTTAGGTTCAAGATAACCACTCTTCTTTTCTTCGTTGGCCTTCTTGTAAGTTGTTTTCTGAACTGTGCCACCCTGTGCAGTTTTCTTTGTGGTTGTCTTATCTTTCTTTATGCCCATTGTCCTGCGCATCTTTGCCAAGTTCTTACTGGCATCTTTCAACTTACCAAAACCTTCTTCCACGCCTACATCTTTTTTAGGCAATGTAAGTGTTTCTCTTTCATCGTTTGGGTTTTCAAAGGTGGTCAATGCTTTTATGATTGCATCTTCAATACTACCGCCTTTCGTTTCAAGATATTTGTTTGTTTCTGTTTCTTCCTTAAAAGGACTCGAAACAACTCCAAATTGACTAAGTTGTTTTTTTATTTTTCTCATTTGAATTTTTTCTTTTCTATCGCTGATGCGTTTGTTAGCTTCTCTATATTCTTTAGTGCGGCCGTCTAACTTTCTTCGTTTGATAAAGACCTTTGTGCCCTTTGCATTTGGGGCCATGTCAACACCACCGCCAGCAACAGAATTAACTGGTGCATCTTCTTGTTGAACAGTCTCAACCTGTTCAAATCTTTGAAATCTTCTGTTACTCACGAAATGTTTATAGTCCCTTACTTGACCTGGTGTAGGTTGTTTGAACTTTCTTGAAGTTTCTTTTGCTTTATCTGGTCCCTGTGACCAAACTGTCCAAACATGATCTCGTCTATCACTTTTGTCTTGAATTTCTTTACTATTTATAATATCATCTTTTTTAGGCATCATCAAGATCCTCTAGTGACACATAGATTTCTTCTTTTGATCTCTGGTGAACTACTTTGAAAATGCTCTGACCAAGCACTTCATCTGTAGGAGATATTTCGGAGAAAGCAACTACGATATCGCCTTTACTTCCTTTAATCTCTGACTTATCCGTAAATATATCTTGGTTTAGTCTGTATCTACCTTTTGGTAAAGTTTCACCAATGCCGATAACTGATTCTTCCAAATCGTCAGCCTCTGCATATCCATTATCTATTAACCAATTAGCAAATGTTTTTTCAATCATTTCAGATTCTTCGGCGTCAGTAATTACACTCTGTTTGAGTAGGAACAAGGCAGTAGCATATGTTCCTATTTTAGTTCTCACACCAGGAACTTTATTTAGAATTCTTTTTAGATTAAAAACTAACCGATGAAGAAGGGTAAATGATTTCTTCTCCTCATCAGTGGTTAGTGTGTTTGCCTTTCTTAACAGTTTACCATTATCATCAATGATGCCAAATTTGAAAGCATCTTGATCTTTCCAAGGCGTTGTAAGAATTCTCAGAAAGCGATATGCAACAAACAAGTCTATAGCTCGACCTTCTGCTAATAATTTATGTTTATCGTCTATATACTTTGTAATGTGTTCCATACATACTCGTCCCTAGGTGTAGTTGATAAGGCTGGTTCATTCCAAGATATCATGTTTAGATAGGCTAAAAATGTTTTTAACTCCGGCCAATACTCTGGCTCTATTTTAAACAACAGCAAAGTTGTTGAGGCTTCAATACCAAAAACATTAGATAAAACAATAATGTGATTCAATATCAATCTCTCTTTCAACTCGCCGCCTTCGTGATATTTCTTCAACAACCTCTTGAGGTATTTAAACCTCTTGAGGTCGTCTTGAAACTCCTCTTCACCATCCGCTTGCGGATTATCATAATGTTTCATAGCAAACATAGTCCAGTTTGCCGCAGTTATTTTTTCAAACATTTATGCTATTTTTGCATATACTTTAAAAGAATTATTCCTTAGGTTCTCTACCTGAATGTTTAAACTTTTATCAATGCCATCCTCACTATCAAATTCATCAAAGGGTGTATCTACACTCTTACCAAATACGCCACCATATCGTTTTAGTGGCAGGCTTAGATTACCAGATTCTGGAAGTTCTTCGGGCATATCGAAACATAGTCCAATTCTCTCCAAAAATCCTTGCAATTGATTTACTGCATTTTCAGGAATAAGATACTCCCTATCTGCAATAGAACCAACAAAAGCATTTACTCTTTTTAATACATCATCGTTTTGAATGTCGTAAGGATCAGAACCGCCGTGTTGGTTAATCGAAATAGAATTTCCAACCTTTGATCCTGGAGCGTCCTCAGACATAAACTCTTTATAAGATTTCATTTTACTTTCCGCCCTTCTTAGTTTTTTCTTTTAGTTCTGCATCAGTAACCGGAGTATCATCTTCTTCAAAAGACATTTCTACTTTTGGTTCTTCAACTGCTGGTTCTTCTTCTGGTGTTGGTTCTACATCTGTACTTTGAGGACCAACTTTTCCCATATATGGTTTACCACCAGCGCCATATCGTATTACTTCTTCACTCATTTTGATTTATCCTCATTCTTAGATTCTTTTTCTTCGCACTCTTTCAAAAAATATTCAACTTGTTGAAGAGCACCTTGGAGCGCATAGAGGTTAGCTTGTAGTTGTGACCTCTGTGCGTCCAAGTTTGCGATTGTTTCCTCAACCTTTTTAATATCTTCTGATATAGTTTCGTGCCTTTTACTTAGTTTTTCAATTGTTATCATAATATAATTATACTACTTATTAAGCAATAGTTACTCCAATTGCTGCAAGTGTATGCCACTTACTGTTATTGAAGATACCGACCCATGTAGAACCAGTACCAACACCCATTGCACCTGTAGCAGGTGTTAGTGTTGAACCGTTAGTACCCTGAGTCCATGCAATTGTTGTACCACCAGCAAGATTGGCTGGTGTCATTGTCATTGTACCAGCACCCGAACCGTCAATACAAGTGACGATCTTGATCTGACCCTGAGCGCCGTCAGCAAGGGTTAGTGCCTGTGCTGTACCTGCTAGTGTCAAGTTGGTGATGGATGATGTGACGTTGACGGCACCAGCTGCTGTTAGAGCCTGTGCTGTATCAGCAAGTCCTAACCAAGAAGGAACATTATTGAACACATTAGCTGCGCTGATCTTCTTGTTTACAGGTGTACCTGTTGGGTCATCAATTACATGAAACAAATCCGCCGCAGCGATACCTGTTCCCAAATCGGTCAAAGCCGTAATTTTCTTATCTGCCATTTACTTTTCTCCTTATATAAACCCTTTCGGGAATTCTACTCTATGCATATACATAGATCACATTAATTCATATTATGGTAATATTACTTTGATTCGTGGTCCGTCTGTCTCAGCAGTATCTGTTGCTGCTGCACGGTTACCACCAGTTACTGGGTTACCTGTGTTGCCTTGGTTGGCTGCGTTGGTAATAGTTGTTACTGTTGATGTACCAGCATCTTTGATTGTGCCACCGTTCAATGAGATGGCGTTTGCATTGATATTAAGAATATCAGTAGCACTCAAGTTGCCTGAGATACCTGTTTTACTAAACACGATTACGTCTGTGCCTGTGCCAGAAGCATAATCAAGTGTTGTGTTTGTGCCTGTGGAGTTGACGAGCAACTGAGGCGTACCTGTGATATCAACATTCTCACTGAAGTAAACATTTACAGTTAGAGTACCCGTACTGGATGTAACTGTATCTGAACCCCAACGGAAGGATGAAATCCAACCAGTGACGGAACCTGAACCACGGAAGGCGACTAGAATTTCTGGGTCACCACCAGATGAGCCGGTTTCATCACCAGGCTTACGAACCCAACCACCGGGCCCCATTTCTACATTTCTTTTCTGCGCAGCCGTTAAATACTTTGGTTTATGTGCGCTACTTGGGTCTGACATTATTATTTCCTCTCTTTTCGGTTGATAACTTCACCTACTCGGCATAATATATTTGTTATTTGTAATACTATTTATCTATTTAGATACTGTTGGAGACCACGATCTGTAACGTGTTTGACTGAACTTGCTGCTCTATGAAGGGCTACGGCAGGTTTATCTCCACGTTTGATGAACTGATTATACAATTTTGATGCAGCATCATACTCTTTTTTATATAGTTTCTTCTGTGTGGATGTAAGTTGTTTTGGAAATAAAAACTTAAAAAAGTTTTCATCTATTTCATTTTCTAGACTTTCATTTTTAGGCACACAATTTGGAACAATCTTGTTACCCTTCTTTTTAGTGCCAACTTGTTTATGAGTATCCCAACAGGCTTCATCATGTTGACGGCCAACAGGATCTTTGTCCTGATTCTTTTTATCTTTTTCTAATGACTCTATAACATAACCTACTGGTTTGTATGTTCGATATCCTCTAAAATCTTTACCAAGTTTTTTACCAGCCTTCTTTAATTTTTTTATTTCTTTATCTTGGTCGCGACTATTTCCCTTGAATACTATTTTCCAACCCTTTGGGTCTTTCATAGCAACAGCAAAACCAGTGCTTGTCATACGAGATTCTTCTATAAATTCTTTTAAAGATTTTACACTCATTGCCTTCTGTAAGGCTTTAAACACTGTCTGTCCTTGTTTGAACTTTTTGGGTAAACCTCTCTGAAACGATGTGTAATCGTTGTCTTGGGCAGCCTTTCTCATCTTAGATGCTGACATACCAGTTACTCCTTCTGTGTCTGGGTCTCTTTCACCAGCACTTATGACTCGGATACTTTTGAACTTGTAGTATCCGTGTCTTGCCTTCTTTCCATTGTAAGCGTTTAGTAGTTTTTCAAACTCACCAACTCGGTCTGAACCGACCACCATAACCACATCGGTATAATTTTCTTTATATAGATTGACCATAACATCTATGGCCGTTTTTACTTTATCTGTAGATATGCTTCGTGCATGAATGGGAAACATAGCTTTCATTATAGAAACTTTACTTCTAAAGTTTAGAGGATTCTTCTTTGCATCTTGTGACTGACTCGCATAGATACGATAGTTTCTGTTTGCCTTACGAGTTTGATCCATGAGTTTTTCATGGCCAATAGTCGGCGGGTTAAATCGACCAAAACTAAATGATATAGATTTTGCCATTAATCTTCTACTTTAGAACCTGCTCGCCACTGACGGCAAGACCAATATCTAGCTTTCCATTTAGGTCCTGGATTATCACAATTGTGTCGTGCTCTAAATGATGCTCTGCGGCCCGGATCATCTCGTTTGATTTCCATATTAGGATCACCAAACGAAACTTTAACGATGTTGCCTTTGTCATTTTTTACATAAACATAAAACTTTTTAGTACCACCACGTTGTGGTTTGTTTAATGTTACATTTTTCTTTTCGCCGGCTTCGATGATAAGAACATCTTCGTGTTCTAAACCTTCTGCCATGTGTAGACAGTCATCGCAACAAGTTTCTTCTTTAATACGTTTACCATCTTCGTCATATTTACCAGACTTCTTCTTAGAAATAGCAATTGCGGCCTGTTGAGCGAGCGAACTTGCTTCACCCAAACCTTCTTTACGAACCTTGCCGGCAAGATCGGAGTCTGCTCCACCCCAAGTACCTTTACCCTTTGTGATAAATGAATTGACTCTAGCAAAGGCCCACTGTTGGGGTGTTGTTCCGGGTCGATGACCACCTTTCCATGCAGCCATACCACGATCATAAACTTTCTTGAGTATTCCGTATGAAATGCCCGACTTCTCTGATTTTGATTTTAGACCTTCTACCTTTTCTTCTAGATTTTCTTCACCATACATCTGTTTGAACTTCTTGGTGTGTTTGGACTCTTTGGTCTTTGCATCATCATCGCCAGGTGCAGGTGATTCTGAACCACCTTTAGCAAAATGATTTGCTCTGGCTTCTTTTTCTGACTTAGATAGACCTTTGTAATACTTTGCGGGTTGTGTACCCTCTTTATCATCTACTGTAGGATCTTGTTTTACAGCTCTAGTATGACCATCTTTTTTGGCCTTTTCATCCATATATTCTTTTGTTCTTTCAACTAAACTTTTCATTTATGCGTTATCCACCAGAATAATTGTGAAGTCAACAGATATTGTTGCATTTGATGAACCTTGAACTCTCAAGTCAATATCTGTTTTCTCTGTGAATTTTAGGGGAACAGGAAAATCAATTGATTGATTACTTTGGTTCAGTGAAATTGTAGATACAACTCTGAATGCACCACCGAAAGGTCTTTGATATAAGAACAAGTCTGTTGATTGGTTTTTACTTGCAGATGCATTGATGTTAGTCATGTATCCAGTTTTACCAGCAGGGATAGTATAGAAACATTGCAATGTCTGTCCAAAGTCAGCACCAATCTCTGTTACAACAACACCACCAATAGATGCCTGAATCTTACCCACATTTGTTTCAGTCTGCATAAATGCACGATTTACTTTTGTGAATGATGTAGAACCAGTTACAGGTGTTGTTCCAGTAAGGGTGAATGTCTCTTCTACAAACTCATAGTTTGCATCAAGTCCTTGAATGGTAACATCAGTCACATCAGAACCACTTGTAGAAACCACAGATAGTGTTCCAGCTCCATGACCCCAATTGTATAGTGCAGTAGCAGATGTATCTGCGGCTGTCCATACAGTTGAGAATGTTGATAGTGCAGTTCCAAAAACTGCACCATATTTGTGTACACCAGTATAACCAGCAAGTCCACCAGCCGCAATAATCACATTAGACGCAGCGCCAAATGTATTGATGATGTTACCATCTTCATCCGCAATGTTTACTACTTCAAAAATAGTTTTATTGTGTTCAAGATATTCTTGACGGTCTATTCTCCATTGTGACATTTTATTCTTCTTCTCTCGCAGCTTTGCTATAAGATATCAATAATCGATTCATTAATCTGTTAAGTTCTTCAACGTCTTTTTTGTTTTGGTGCATCATGCCTTTGATAGCAATAACATCGTTTTGTATCACTGCTATGTCAGTTGCGTTATCAGCAACTTGACTAATCGTAACTGTATTTCTTTCAACTTTAGTATCCGTTTCGGACGCCCACCAAACAGCTACACCTAACTGGGTTGATAGAAAAACTCCTAAAGTTACAGCTGAACCACTCCAATCCATTTTTTGTTCCTCAAGAAATTAACCCTTGACCCAGTTTTTATCTACAGTAAAATTATTTGTACTAAACTCTAACCTATCCACCAGTTTCGTTGCTTTACCGACATGATCGATTGCCACAAAACCTTCTGGAGCTGTTACTTTGTATCCGTTGGGTGTTCTTATAAATGTGCCTATGTTCTCTGCCCTTTCTAACTTTTTGATGATTAGAGTTTTAGCAGTTTGTAAAGTTATGTAAGTTGCGATAACATAATACAAATCTTTTTTATATTTATTATATTCGGAAAGTCCATCCTTCTTTATTTGTTCCCACTTTTTCTTTCCTGCGGCCGATTTGACACTTTTTATCTTCTTATTCAGGCGTTCCTCATAGTATTTGCCAAAAAATTCTAACACCTTTTTTGTGTTTTCTATCTTTTGACCACCACGAATATAAGAGTTTAGAAATATTTTCATCGTTCCGCCGGGTGTCCATTCGTTTTTTGCTTTAACATCTTTCTCGATAACACGAAGATAATTAGATGCCTTTTTCAAAGAACCTGATGCCATGTTCAATACTTTTTGAAACTGTTTAGCCTCAGCAGAAGTAAACTTAACATTGCCCGATGTGTCTTTAAAGGCTGCATCAATAGACCAGACGTTTCGTGACTTGGCTAACGATTTAGCATTAGCCCCAAACTTAGCCTTCATACTGTCCATTGTCTTGCCACTGTATGTCGTATGCCAAACTACACCAATCTTTGCTGCTTGAATAGTATTAGCGAGTTCAGATACTAATGGCACTGCATATGTAATTGTGTTTGGTGTAAAGATAACGGAAGCATCACCACCAACCTCTGTTGTCTTTAGATCGTCCTGTGTGTAGAGTAGATCGCCCTGCCAAACACCTGGTATTTTAAGTTTCTTAAAATGATCTAATGCAACGTGAAGTTTTGGTCCAGGACCACCAGGATGATTCTTATCAATGTCTGCATGAGTATAATTAATTAATGGTCCAACTCGACCACCTTCTTCTTTTGGTACATTGAAAATTGCCTTTGTGCCAACAAAGAACTTTCCATTCTCAGGATTAGTTCCTGCAAAGATAGCGGGTGCACCATCCCACTTCACAGTTACATTCATTTTTCTTTTACTGTAACCTTGAAGCATATCACTTAATGATATAAGAAATGATATGGCGGTCTTGCCACCAGACACACCATTATTAATAATCTCATCTTCTAGATGTTCTAGGTGAGTGTTCTTATCTTCTGTTAGAAATTGATTAAAGTTATTCATATATTTTTAAGAAAGTTTTATAAACGGAGCACTAAATTTAGAATTGGATAAAGCTAATAATACTTCTTCTCGTACAAATTCCTTTTGTTTTCCTTTTATGTTATATAAAATTTGCAGTCCATAGTATTTAGAATACCTCCAGCTGGCACCATCACGGCCCTCTAGATTGGTAGCTTGTCTTTTAAAATCATCTTTTGATATTTTTGATCCTGATTCTAAACTAGAATACCAAGTATACATATCATCTAACATACCCTGATGTTGTTCTGGATTTAAAGCCATTTGTTTTACTTCGGAAGTAGGAGTTGATGTTTTAATTTTTAAATCGGATAAAATTCCGTCTAAAGGACCTTGAGATAGTTTTCCCAAATTGGCATTTGTTCCTTTTATTTCACTTTGCCAACTAGAAACTCCATCGGTACTAAAGGTTCTAAATTGTTGTTTAAATCTTACACCATTCATTTCAAAAAGTAAATAAACATCTTTACCAGACCAAATATCTTTTGAAGCAGATTTAATTTCATAACCTTTATAATTAACATCTCTCTTCTTTTCTCCCATATTAAATAAATCTAAATGGGCATTTTTTACAGATTTCTTCAAAGACATTCCAACAATCAAAGAATCATTTATTTTTCCTAAAAGATACTGATTCAATTCTTCTAGTGAATTTATTTTGTTTAGATCGTTAGATAACTGAGCTGAAGTTACAGAAGAATCAAAAGCCCAGATATCAGCCGGAGACCATTTATTTTCGTTAGAAAAAGGAACCTTTAATTTTTTATTCAGTTCTTTATACTTTTTATAGATAAGATTTACCATACTAGATCCTCTATGAAAAATATATTTTTTATTAGGTTTAAGATATCTTTTGAATGTAGAATCCTTTGTCCATAAATTAGCTAAGGTCGTAGAAGATTGCACCCAATCTATTCCCATTTTATTTAAAACATTATCATCACTATCGGTAATATCAAAACTATTACTAAATTTTTTAATATTAGACCTTACATAATTGTCATTTATAGGTTTGTGTCTATTGTGTTGTACTGCTGCCAAATAAACACACTGAGCAGATTCTCCTAAATCTGTTGCTGCAGCACCTGCACCCGATCCTCCTGTAGAACCAAATTCAGGAGTTTTTTGTAGTAAAATATCTGGAATAAAAACCTCTTGTCGAGACTGGCCCAATACTCCATTATATCCTAAAGAACCTGTCCATCTCATTAATTCCGATTTAAAATTATCTTGTTTAGCTACAGTGTTTAAATTACTTTTATAAAATTGTTTTGATGCTGAAGAATTCCAATCTTTTCCATTCCAAAAAACAATAGATTTTATTTTAAATTTTTTATTCCAATCAGAAGATTTATATCCAAATTGTTCTAATTCGGCAACCCAAGATTTTGCTTGATTAGGAGGAACCATTGCAAAGAATTCATCATTTAAAAACTTATTCATCAAAATACCAATACGTTCTGGTTTGCGTTGCAATTCTTCTTTTAACTTTAACGCGGCCATAACTTTACCAAGTAGGTGTGTTGTTGAAAGATATCTGAGGTTCTAAATTCAAAAACTGTATTAGTCTTTGCCAGTTATTACCAATGTATGCAATAACCTTCTTCAACATTTTTTTGATGTATGTTACAAACTTATTATATACTCTTTTGATCTTATCAAGAACTGCCTCTGTAAGTAGATCACCTTCGATGGTGTCAAGTTCTTCTTGCATATTCTTTAGGCCAAGACCGACTGCACTGTAGATAGAATAGAATCCAGTTTTCTTTGTGATTCTCGTATTGGGATCTACTTTCTTTTGTGACCCAGATTTAAATCTTGCTTCAGGAACAACTCGACTAGAAATCTTTTTAACATAACCCTTGTCCTTAAAAGCATCATGAACATTTGCCTGATCGCCGGTCCAATCCGTAACTAGAAAATACTGTGCGGCACCTACATTAGTTTGACCAAACTTCTGTACACCGGTCATTGCTTCAAATGTAAAGTGGTAGGCAAACTCTTTATTCTTTGAGAAAATTGATCTAAGGTCTTTCTTAAATTCTTCGTGAATCTTGTTTGTTTTATTAATCAATTCTGATTTCTGGTTCTTGACTAACTCTCTAGCGTTACCCTTAACATTAGGCACGGTCGTTGACATCATAGAATTAAATTGACTTTCTAATTTCTTGATGGCGCCGTCAATAGGTATATTACCAGAACTACAAGCAGCATAGAATGTAGCAGTTGCTTCTGACTTACCACCACTCATCAACTGAGCACCACTACCAGTCTTTAGAGATATTCTTCTAGTACCAATAAGAAAATCAGTCTTAGGTGTTTTGGTTGCACCTGGTGCTTTACCGCCAGGAAAATATGATGCCCAATCGGGTGTAACATCGTAGGCATTTTTGGGCATTGCACCCTTGCCTGTAAGATTTAAATTTTTAACAATTTTTTCTCCGGCATCAGGAGAAATCTTTTTATCTTTAGCCGTGTATGAAGGTCCACCGGCCGCTGAAACAATAACTCGTTCCATTTCAAAGGCAGCAGAAGTTGCAGCCTCTGTCAAGTGCTGTTTAAAAGTTTTCATAAGGCTATTTATTAAACTTTGAAGTCAGCAAATCGATCTATTAGCTCTTCTCCTTGTCCATTATCAACCATATCTTCTTGTGCAGTTTGATTGACATCATAAAGTTTCATCTTTGCCCTATCTACTCCAATAATAAACTTTTTGTTTGCAGTTGGATCAGCATATCTGTTTTTCAATTGTTTAATCAAAATCTGATTGAGTTCTTCAAGTTCTTCAGTCTGTATCAATGCAAACATAAAGTCAGCAGTAGCAGGTAAACCAAAAGATTCCGATGTATCTTCTAGACCAATGTCTGTCGATACAAACCCTGTTCTGGTTGTTTGTGTTGCAGAAACAATCGGCAAATCAAACTCTACAGCAAGACCTCTAAGTTCTTCAGCAATACCCTTAATATAAGTATAAGAGTTTACATTAGCACCAGCTTTAAATCTACTCGAAGCACATATGTTGATATAATCTACAAATACAATATCTGGTTTAAAATCTTTCTTCAACATCAGTTCATTAAGAAGTGATCTAAAATGACCACAATGTGCTGATGCTGTTGGATATTCTTTAACTATAAGTTTGCCTTGTGTTTTCTTTTGAAGTTTAGCAAACTTACTCTCATACATATGTTTGGGCAAATCGTGTAGATCGTCCATTGTCACATTCATCAAGTTTGCATCTACACGTTCAGCAATTCTTTCTTCAGCCATTTCTAATGTGATGTATAATGCGTTTTTACCTTGCATCATAACAGATGCGGCCATGTGACACATAAACAACGATTTACCAACACCTGTGCCGGCGATGGCAATATTCAATGTCTTGTTTGGTAAACCACCTTTGGTAATTCTATTGAAGAAATCTAGATCAAAGGATATTTTAGATTCGGAACGATTGTAATATTCAAATCGATCTTCGAATTGTTCCATGTAGTCATGGCCAACGTGTTTATCAAACGATACAGAAAGTGCATCTGACAATAAACTTGGCAGAACATCGGGTGTTTGATCTCTGTCTTTACCTTCAATGATGTGAATGCTGTTGAGTACAGCATTGTAGATAGCTTTATCTTTACACCACTGTTCAGTTTCATTAGTTAACCATTCAAAACCAACATCTTCGATTGGTAACCCTTCTAACCACTCTAATGAAACACGATATTGTTCATCGTTTAGTGATGTTTTTTTTACTTCTATAGCAAGTGCAGCAGGTGTTACTGTACTCTTGTATTCTTCGGCATAACGCCAAATAGATTTGAATATTACCTTTTCAATAGCATCCTGAAAATACTCTTCTTTTATAAACGGAATAACTTTTCTTGCAAATTCTTCATTATGAATCAGATTGCTCAGTATAGTCCTTTCTATCCTCGGTGTCATCGCTTGTGCCAATTTGGATTTGGTCATGTTCTAATCCTTCATCTAAAACAGTCATCAAAATATCTCCGACTGTCTTATTAAATCTATCTAACGAATCTTCATTCACTAGTCCATTTTTATTATACAATATTTCATACTCAAAAGTCAATGGTATTACCTCAACTTCTTCTAAGTCTAATCTATTGCCTTCTGGGTCGTGTATTGGCAGTTTTACATTTCTGTAGTTCCAAACAACACCTTCAAACTCGCCTGCTTGTAGACGAAAGGCTTGTTCGTCTGTTTCTTTATGAAAGACGTAATGATAATCATGCATAGTGACAATACGAATGTATAATGTATTTTCTATTCGATACAGGTTTTACACCTGCATGATAGTATTGCCAAGTTGGCGGAAACATTAACAATCGTCCTCTTTTTGGTTTTACTTCGTATGGAATATATGTGCCAGGTGTATTAATATTCATAAACTTTGTTTCGCCACCTTCTTCGACATCGTTGAGATAGATAAAGAAAGCAAGAAACCTTCGTGCAGACTCATGGTTCATCACATCAACGTGAGGATCAAATCTGTCATAGTCGTTTGCAAGATATCGTTTCATTCTCACCGCTTCATAGCCATACTTCTCTGGCCACATCTTGTCATAGATGTTACAGTCTAGTTTGTAATGAACGATGTAATCTTGAAACAAGTCAAGCAAACCTTTCTGAACATCATTCCAACCTTGTGTAAATAAATTTAGTTGTTCAAATGAAATGGCATTACCACTTTCTTCTTGGTGTATAGTTTCATACATCTCATGTTCATCTTCAAATCTTTTAATAAGTTCTTTACAAGATGTTTTATCTATTACATCATCATATACTTTGATGTAATTATCCATATGTAAACTTCTCTTTGGCAAACGTATCAAGTTTCTCCATTACTTCTGGTGTAAAGTATTTCTCTGGATCGTTGTTGATAGTTTTACCAAACGTCTTTGTGCCGTCAGGTAACTCTATTCTTGTTGATACTGCATTGAACACACCGGCTTCTACAGCAAGTTCTAGAAGCCCATAATACCTATCTAAACCCTTCGTGTAAGACAGCCTAACGTCTACCATTTGATTTTCTTTTGTAAGTCTAGACTTATACGTCTTACAATGAACTATGTTGCCTACGACTTCTGTGCCCTCTTTCTCTTTCTTCTTTGAAAGATACACGATGGTTGATGCAGCATACTTGAGGCCTGAACCACCACCCATTTCTTTCTGTGGGAACATACTACCCACAACATCATAGGTGTGGTTAGTCATAATCATAGGTACACCCATCTTACCTAGTTTCAAAGTCAACACTCGAAAGGTTGCCTTTACAATCTGGGCACGAGTCATATCTTTTGTTTCTTTACCTGCCTCGGTATCTTCAATCTCTTTTGTTGTAGATAACATACCAAGACTATCAAGACATAACAGTAAAGGTTTACCTTCGCCTGTTTGTTCGTATGCCTCTAACACTTGTAGTGCCTGATAACGAAACTCTTGTACCGTTGTGACTGGCAAAATAGCCATTCGTGCGGAGTCAATATCTCTTGACTCAATCATGTCCTTTGTAATTGCGGACTCTGATTCAAAGTAGACAACATTCGCATCGGGATCATTGTCTAGAAAAGTTTTACATACACCTAATGCGAAGAAGGTTTTCCCTGTCGCACTCTCTCCGGCAATTGCCGTAATTTTATTATTAGGCAGACCACCGTGTATAGAACCAGATACCAAAGCATTGAAAATGTGACTACCAGTGTCCACATAACCCCCAACATCAGCAGCATCAACACCATCAGCAACGATTGAACCATACTTATTACCTGTCTCCCTTATTACGTTCTTCAAAAAACTCATCAATTTTCTCCAATATATTTATCCATCATACCTTTAAACAAATCATAATACTCATCCTGTGTAGGGAGTATTGATGTGTAATTTTTTCGTATGTCGTTTAGTTGTGTGCCGTCTAGTGACAATATTTTTTCTCGCAAATCTTCATAACTAGAAACTCTTTGCCAGTCATCAATATTGTATGTATTGTTTAAGTCATAGTCACCCCACACAAAAGGAACTAGACCTACAGAAATTGATTCTGGGTATCTTGATGTTGTTGCTGTAGGATCAAGCCAATTGAAACACAAGGTACACTTGGCACGTTCTATCATTGGATACAATACTTTCCACTCTTTGATCCATTTAGCATCTCGTTTGACACCAGAAGGAAACCCACCAACCAATACTGTTGATATATCTGGATCTCTATACAATTGTCTAATAGTTTTTTCTCTTTGATTTCTCTCAGAAGGTTTCATTCTACCCCAATAAGCAAAGTCTCTATCTTTGGGTGCACCCATCATCTGAGCCAGTGGATTCTTCAATGTCTGTATGAAATGATACTTCATGCCGTGTATGTTGGCAGGAAAATCAATCTCATCTATTGTATGAAAGTCACCAAGAGTCACATCTTTGAATGTGCCTTCACGATATAGTTGTTCGGTGTCACCACGATCTGATCGCCACATAATAACTTTCTTACCTTCCATATGTGGTGTAAATTCTTTTACAAAGTTATTTGATGTTTCTAAATCTCTTGGGTCAATCTGTATCTCACCGTGATATCTAAACTCACTATCAGATGGTATCACAACAACATCAGCATCTTTGAATACTTCTGGATTACGTTTAGGTCTTTGTCGTTTATCAAACGATAGATTATAAGAATCATATTCGTGTTGGGGATTCTCTTTTATCCAACGAACATACAATTCAAAGAAGGAATCCAATACAGTTTCCAACGGGCCCGTATAGGTCACGTTGCTACGAATTCTTGCACAAACTATTTTCATACTATACAGCCTATCACAATTATCTAATAATGTCAATACTATCTATGTTATCTTTTCGCCAAACTTCCAATTCGGTTCTGAGTCTACCTTCCGACTTTATATTCTCGTAACGTTTACTTGCTTTCTTTTTCCACCAATTCACAATGTTACTCAACTCATACTTATCCCATTGGTCACTCTTTACCAACTTGTCTGTTTCTCGCAATATGTATTCTCGACTATTGGCATAGCCATAAGTGGACATATAGAATCGTTTTTGTGTTGTAACATTTTCAGTATCTTTTCTGAACTGTACAAACTTCTCATGGGCTGCAGCATTATGTTGTTTCAAACTGTTACTGATAATTTGAATCATCTTGGTCTGTGTTTTGAGTTTGCGACTGCTGGCACCTTTATGCACCAAAACACCATCATTCTTTTCTTCAAACCATTTTCTCATCTCATGGTACATATTATCAGCAAAGGTTAGAAAGAACTTTGATTCTGTATCGCCTTTGTAACGTAAGTATGGACGCATACCATCATACATAGACCCACCTTTGATGTTACCATACAGTGAGGTAGTTTCAAACATACAGAAAGGCCCACCATACTTTTGATTTAGAAATCTGCGAACATCATGTGAACAACATATTGCTGCCATCAGTTTGCCACCTAGATAGTTAAACCCAAATGGTTGTGCCGGCACAATCACAAACCCCATAATGGTGCCTCTGTTGAAGTGTTGCATCTCTTCCTTATTCTCTGTCTGTAGAGGACGACCTAACCATTCGTTTCTAGGTTTGGCGTTGATAAGAGGTGATGCCAGTTTGATGAACCCAACAATCTTACCTGAGTTCTTTTCCTGCACACATAGTTTACTATTCTTACCTGGCGGATCATCAGGTGAGAAACTAGCAGTCATCTCTAACAGGTTATCAAATGTCTCACCTGTTCGTTTGACTACCTCAAAGTCCATATCTTGCGGGTGTACATCAAAGTTCTGAAACAAATCATCTTCTGGGCCCAAACCAAATAGTGGTGTAGGCATCTCTTTGATACGGTCTATCTTACGACTTCGGAAGTAATCATCTATCCGTTTGAAGTCGGAAAAATAGTTTACAAGTTTCTCTGCTGCCCAATATGTATCTTTTTCATCAAGTATCATCCGAACAAACTCTCTAGTGTTCTTCGTGTGCCATAACTTCTATCGACTTGCCAATCAATACATTCCATAATCATTTCGATTGGATCAACAAAAGACTTTGAAAATTGTTTGTCTCTGTCAATTTGTTCATGCAAATTAAACTCTTTAGGTAACTCTGAGATAAAAGCAATCACATTAGACTGTAAAATGTTAGGTGTTTTAAGCAAAAGATATTTTAACTTCTCACCTTCTTGAATCAGTTGATACTTGTGAGTTAGTTTATGTTTCTTCAATAGATGATTATATATCAATGCACCTTTGATATGCATCGGTGTACCTTTCTTAAATATGCTCGACTTGTCTCCCCATTTTCTAAGACCATTTACTGATCTAGGAAATGCAGTTTCTTCTACAGGCAAATTCATAAAGTCTTTTCTGAAATCTTGAATAAATTTATTTACAGAACTTTCATCTTCATTCACAATCACCTTCAAAGAATCTTTCATCTTTTGCCGGCAAGCGTATGGTGTTGATGATTTGACAGACTCAATACCCATAACTTTTAAATTAGGTTCACTATATCGAACACCCTCGTTGTCATGTACATTGAGAATATATCTTTTCTTGGCAGTCCAGATACCTTTATCAGCAATGACTTCTCGGCCCATCTCCATCTTCTGGTCATAGGCGTGAACATAGTCAGCAAGTTCCTGATAGCACCCATTGATAAACGGTTGTAATTTTTCTTCGGCAACCTTATTCAGAAACTCAATAGGATTCTTTGGGTTGACTTTATCAACCAACTCTTTGAATCTTACATAGATAGAATCTGTATCTGATGCCACAATGTAATCAATATTATCAGTTTTCAATATATCATTTAGATATTTGTTTACTCTCGATTCAATCCAACGAATAGATAACTGACCAGATGTTGTAATGGCAGTTGCCATTCGTTCATCATAATAACGAAAATACTCATTACCCAAAGCACCATAAGCACTGTTTAGAGCAATCTTTCTAGCCATCTGAATGTTGTGATACGTTGATATTTGACTTAGGTACTTTCTATCTTTAGTATCTTCATAGTTTTGTTTTGCCTCAAGCAGATAACCTTTAAACTTAGTTCGGTCAGTGTAATACTTCTCCATCAACTCAGGCAAGAAACCACGAATATCTGTTCTGAAACAAGCGCCGTTAGGCGTCACTGTGAGTTTTTCACCAAGAACATCCGTATTGACTTCTTTGTTTAACAGTCTGTCGATAGAAATAGAATCTGGAAACTGTTGTTTAATAAGAGTCTCTAGAGATATGTTGTATTGCATAATCAAATGCGGATACAAACTGTTTAAGTCAAACGACATAATCCATTCGTGTTGGCCGACTTGTGGTTCTTTCACATAGGCACCAACATACTTTGCACCTTTGGTGTGA